GGTATTAAGTTCATCATTCCCTCAAATCTTGTAACAATATTATCTTTAATTAAATTACCAAATGATTTTAAAGATTCTAGTGGATTTTCAAAAGCACTTATTATTGCATCTCCTAAATCAGCAAGTAAATCAACAAGGTTTCCAGTTAATGCACCAATAACTCCCATTAATTTAGCAAACTTGTTTTGTCCTTCTTCTGAACCTGTAAAAGCTGCTCCTACTGCTGTTATAGCTAATACTAAAGCACCTATACCTGTTGCTAATATTGCAACTTTTAATGATTTAAAACTTTTAATGACTGTTCCAAGTGTTCCTTTAAGACCTTTAAATTTAGTTATAGCTCCTCCTGTAGTGCTATCTAGTATTCCTCCTAATTCTTTTTGTGAATCTGATGTTTTATCTACTTGCTTTTCTAGCTTGGAATACTCTTTTTGCATTTCATCCAAGTTCTTTACAGCCTCTTTGTATCTTAATTCAAAATCTATATAGACTTTCTTTGCCATATCTCCTGTTTTAATTGTTTATATCCTTCTTTTAGTGTTTCAGGTAATTTGTATTTTCCCTTTGCTATTCTTATGTTTTCAGTTTTACCTTCTATTAAAGGCAGTAATTCTAAAATATTTTTTATCATTATGTTATATTTAATAATTCTATATTAGCTTCCCCTGATGTTAGATTAGTTGTTATACTATTTATTCTATATGTTGAACCTCCTATTCTAAATATATCTGCTAGAGTATAATTCAAAAGAATATTTAAAGGAAGTCTAGCTTTTATTTTTGTTAATCTGTTTTTAGTATTAAATATGTTAGCTATATAATTGCTATAATAATTTTCATATAAAGTTCCTGAAAAGCTTATCGCTTCATATTCGTTAATCATTGCTCCAAAGTTTATATTCTGCTCTCCTGAAGATGCAGCTAAATACCTGCTGTTAGATGGTATATTATATGTAGTAAGTTCTGTAGGGGAGGATGACCCTTTCCAAGATATTGTTCCAGAGGTTTGTTTTAAAGGATAAAATAAAAGAGGTTTTGATAGAAAAGAATTTTGAGTATCGTTTGCACTCCATCCAACTTGTGTTTTTGTAGTGCCAAACCTCTCGTATTTAAAATGAGCAAAAGGAAGCTCAACTTTATAGGTCTCTCCTGCTAATCTAAAATTTGATGAATCCTGATTATAATATAATGAACCCCATTCTTCATTAAATAACTGGTCGTGTTTAGTTGCTAAAAAAGAATTTAATCCTTGATACTTAAATACTATTTCTTTATAAGGGAGAGCTACATCTACATTTTTTGACTGAATATCTACATATTCTGTAATATCGTATTCTGTTGTGTTATTAGAGTGATAGTATGAAGCTGTGTCTGAATTATCTAAAGTCCTAACTTCTATTTTACCTGCACTATTTACAAAGGCTATTAAATTAAACATCTTAAACAAGCCTGTAAGAAAGTCTATTACTTTTATATCAGGCATCTGATCTGCCATATCAAAAGTAGTAATTGCAGGATTAGTAAATGCTCCTACTGAAGCTGTTTGTCCTGTGTAGCTGTGTGTGTAAAAATTCCCATAATAATCTTCCCATTGGAAACTTCCAGATACTGTAAATACTACACTAGTCATAACAACTGCATCATCTGCACTTATTAAAACTCTCCAACTACCTACACAATTAGTACATCCTAAATCAGAACCTGTAATTGTGGTTGTAGCAGTAGCTGCTGAAGATACAGTTAATACATCGCTTCCATTATTAGAAATAGTAATATTAAATGCTGTAGAATTTGAACCATTAGGAGTAACTACAATTTGTAAAGAAGTAATAGTATCAGATAAAAACACCCCTTGATCTCCTGCTGCAAAACCTGTTACACCTAAATATGGACCAGAAGCAACACCCCCTGTAAAGCCTGAAACAAAAAATTGATATAATGAAGCACTTGTTGAGGTTTCTACTGCTCCTGATTTTCTGGATAACCATAAAAACAAATAATGATAATCAGCATTAGTTGTATTAAAGAAATCTGTGGTAAATTCAATAGCTGTAGGATATTCTGGTGTTGTATAAGTATTCTCTATTGCTTTAATTACTTCGTGTACTCTTAATGCAAATTTTAAATCTGTATATTCTAGTCCTTTATTTTCTGAAGCATCATATTCGAGGTTAACTAAAGTCTCTGTATTTGCCGCTATAGAAGCATCATAAATAGGTCGCCTTGCTGCTGTGATTAAAGGAGTAATTAAACTATTTTTTGCTGTAGCTCCTTGTAAGGGGATTTTAGCTTTAACTGCTGTTTCATTCCAAAATGGACTTAATAAGATTTGATAAGTATCTCCACTAGCCATTATATTATCATCAAGGGTTAATTGAGTAGCACTATCTACGCTAGTAATTGTTGCATAGGCAATACTCCCTGAAGTATTAT